CTGCGTGGGTTGCTGGGGTTCAAGCGCACATTGGGTAGCATTGAGGACGGTCAGTACTTTGAGGCTGCTGTAGAGATGTTAAAGAGTACGTGGGCTCAACAGACATCCACCCGTGCGCATAGGTTGGCAACGCAGATGGAAACAGGAGAATGGCAATGAGTCTTGACCCCCTCACCGCTGCGCTAGACGCAGGGAAAACTATCCTCGACAAAATCTGGCCTGATGCCGGAGAGATGGAGCGCAGCAAGGTTCAGATGGCACTCGCTATCTACGCCGGTCAGGCTGAGATCGTCAAGGCAGAGGCACAGTCAGAGCATTGGCTTGCTGCTTGCTGGCGTCCCATCCTTATGCTGACATTCGGCGGGCTGATCGTTGCCCGCTGGTTGGGTTGGTCTGCGCCTAATATAACGGAGGCTGAAGTCCTGAAGCTCTGGAGTATCGTGGAGTTAGGTCTTGGTGGTTACGTCATCGGGCGCAGCGTCGAGAAGATTGTGCCTGCTATAGCTGGAGCGTTGAAGAAATGAGTATCTACCTCGCAGGGAACCCCGCCGCCGCTGAGAGATCACGGCAATGGCGTAAGCGCACGGGGCTGAAGCTGTCTAAAGCACCACTTACTGGTGTGTTTGGTATGGCCTTACCAAAAGGTTTTGACCACACTCAGGTGTACTGCATAGGGCGAAGTCGGGTGATACTTACTGAACCTTATGGGAACGGCCATGATTTATTAGAAGAACTCTATAAGCTTGCAAGGCAGTTTGCATGGAGGAATATTGAGTACTGCGTAGGCGATAAAGATCGCAGCATATGGAACCCCGGTAATTGCACCCCCGTACTGATTGGGGTAGGTGGTCATGGGTTTGATCTTTTTAATCTGCTTAATATGCTTCCCATGACCCGCCATAGACTACTTAAAGAACTCCTGCCTGGGTTGAACGCTTTGTTTGGTATGGATTATGAGGCGTTGAAGAAATGAACGAGAACATCCAGAAGCTGTGCAAAGAACTCTTGCACTACGACGACATGATCTTTGGGTGGGAGGATACGGTAAACCGTGCCGCTGAAGCTATCATCAAGGAGTGCGCTGAACTTGCGGAGGAATGTTATTGCGGCGATACCGTTAAGTCTCTGATTTTTAATCACTTTGGGATTGAGCCATGAACGAACGAATTAGAAAACTAATGGACGGCTGCTTCGACATTACCGTTGACCACCGTGGGCGTGAGGAATGTTGCGCTGACTACATCAACGTGCAGAAGTTCGCCGAACTTATTGTCCGGGAGTGCGCCGAGTTGAGCACCAACTATCCCGGAAACGTCAAGCTGCTGATCTGTAACCACTTTGGGATTGAGCCATGAACGACAACCCGTGGCTGATTGCAGGGGTCATAGCCCGCACCAGGGAAATGGCAAAAGAACTTGGTTTTAGGCTTGAACCTGGATCGTATAACACCATCGAGATCAGGGCAGACAACCCACCCTACGGCAAGAACGTAATGCTTGCCAGATTAGAGGATTGGCCGACAGCAAACTTGTACTTGCAGGGCTACCGACAAGGGAAGCTGGAGATGACTGCGCTGGCAAAGTCTAAGAAGGAGAAACCGTAATGTCCTACGACTGGGGGAAAACTGAAGGGGAGGAAGACCTGCCCGAACCTGAACACATTGATAGTGAGAACTGCTGGTGTGAACCTGAATTAGATTACACAGACCCCGATACGGGAGTATCGGTATATGTTCACCGGAGAGTGCAATGAACAAACCTTACGCATGGATGGCGGTAGGCGGTACGATCTGGAACCACAAAACCAGCGAAGACGATGTGCCGTTGTACACGAAACCTCAATGGCAGGGGTTGACGAAAGCTGATGTAAATAAACTCACAAAATATGTGGTTGCGTTTAGAAGCGAGGTTGTGGAGTTTATTAGAGAAGCAGAAGCAAAACTAAAGGAGAAGAACGGTGGCTGAACCATGCGGGGAAACGTGTAAACGAGCAATGCTCTGCTACGCCTGTTCAAAAGAGTTGGGGGGGATAGCCCGAGGAGACATTTTGAGATGCATTGAAACCGACGAACTGTGCACTGTAGAGACTACATCCACATCTGGCAAAGCGCTTGTTAAGTGGGGCAATGACGATTTTGGCACGTACACGGCAGAGCAGATTGGAGAGTTGTTTTGGATTGAACGCAATGACTGAACCCATAGCATATATGGTTTACACAGAAGACGGTAAGTCTGTGTATGTAACCGATAACCCAACCGATATTAAAGAGGACCAACGAGCTTTGCCGCTTTACACGAAGCCCCAATGGCAGGGGTTGACCGAGAGCGAAATGGGGCAGTTTATACACGACCACTGCCAACCCTCGAAGACATATCGTAGTCTGATGGACTTTGCGGCTGCTCTTAGTAACTGCCTTAAAAGGAAAAACACATGACACCGAAACCGACAACGAAAGTATTTATCGCCGAGTATTCTAGCGTACAGAATATTGATCAGCGCAGTTTCGTTATTAAAGCGACAGACATCATGGATGCGTGGGTGGAGTTTGCCGAGTTGTTGAAGGAGCAACCGCTGTATCCGCAGTTTTGGGATATACGGCTGCGTCGGGCTACTGCGGACGAACGGAAAGCGGCGGCATGACTGAAACCGAACGCAAGCTAGACCTTTTGCTAGGCGATGCACTTGCTGAAAACGAACGACTCAAACGCGAACTAAAATACCAAGATGCCCGAGAGAGTCACATCGGTACGCACGGGCCGGAGTGCTGGACGTTTGGTCCGCGTCACTACGACTGCGCCATCAGACACATCAACTCAATGACGGACGACGGAAAATGACCGATAACGTAAACAATCCAGCGCACTACACGCAGGGGACGGTTGAGTGCATCGAGGCAATCCAGTCTGCGCTGACTGAGGAAGAGTTCCGGGGCTACTGCAAAGGCAACGCGCTCAAGTATATCTGGCGGGAAAAGCACAAGGGTGGCGACGAGTCGATCAATAAAGCCCTGTGGTATTTAAACTATATGGCGCAGTGCGTGTAATGTCCCAGATTAAAAACGACAATCCAGACGTTGCGCTCTGCGCTTCTGTTGTTATGGGGTTGCCCAATGGGCTACGCCGCGCAGAGATAGCAACGTTGGTTAGATTTAGCACGGACAAAACAAGTAGGCTGCTGACGATCAACCGCAGGCTTGGAGTGCTGAAGATGTACGGTATGCTGTGGGTTGAGCCGCAGTTCTACGATGCTTTACGTGAGGATGCAATAGAGCAAGCTAAGATGCTCAAGAAGATGCGTGAAGCAAAGCGTATGCTTGTGAAGAAGCTCAAAGCCCGTGAAGCAGCTACACCGACCAATCCCAATAGGCTTCACGCACCCAACAGCGTGTGGCAGTTAAAGGATTTCATCTAAGTTTTGGGGGTGTGTGGTGACAGCGGGTTAGCGCCGCTGTATGGAGGAATAGCACAAACACTGCTACATGTGAGCAGCACACACCCCCATCTAAACGAGGCAAAGCAATGACACCAGAAAAGAAAGTTAAGAACTCGTGCATAAAAATAATAACGGACAACAACGCATACTACTTCTTTGCGCCAGCTAATGGCTATGGAAGGTCAGGCATACCAGACATCGTGATATGCCATAAGGGAAAGTTCTTAGCAGTAGAGTGCAAGGCAGGATACAACAAAACAACCCCACTACAGGAGAGGGAGATCATGGCAATACACAAGGCAGGCGGCGCAGCTATGGTTGTGCGCGAAGACACCATCGACATGCTTAGCGCATGGTTTGAAAGGAACTGACATGGCTGATATGGAACGAGAACTTACCAAGGTTGAGTTAGAGGTGATAAGCCACGTGAAGGCTATGGGCGAAGAGGAGCATACGTCTTTTATGAACACAATACTTGCTGTGTCCCGCTGCTACATGCACGACTCCAAGTACCACGCGCTTATCTGTGTGCATGACGGGGACAGTGACTTCCAGATGTTTGGCGCTAATGTGGACAAAGATGAAGCGCACGCAATGGCTATGATGGCAGCGATCAGCATCTCCAGTGAACCTAAGCCGGAGCAAGCACATTGAGCGCCCCCTACGAACAGATACTCACGATTGACTTTGAGACTTACTGGGACAGCAAGACATACACGCTAACCAAGATGACGACAGAGGAGTACATACGCCATGAAACCTTTCTACCTTTTGGATTTTGCGCCCACATATACGGTAGCGCAGAACCGACTAGATGGGTTAGCCGACAGGACATACCGGAGTTCCTTGCTGGGTTCGACTGGGGACGGACAGCCGTCCTCGCTCATAACGCCCAGTTCGATATATCAATCCTCTCATGGGTTTTCAACGTCCGACCCTGTTTCATCTTCGACACCCTATCAATGGCACGAGCTTTACGCGGCGTGGAGGTTGGCAATAGTCTCGCCAAACTTGCAACAGATTTTGGTCTTCCCGAGAAAGGGCGGGCGGTGTATTCGACAGACGGTGTGTCCGAGTTGGACGGACACTTGGAGTCTGAACTCGCCGAATATTGCAAACACGACGTATATCTATGCGAGCAAATTTTTAAGCGTCTTGAAGAAGGGTATCCGAAATCGGAACTGCGACTCATCGACATGACCTTGAAGATGTACACGCAGCCCAGACTCATACTGGACGCTGAGATGTTGAGCGAAGCCATCGACACGGAGAAGGAGCAACGAAGCCGCTTACTTGAGAAGTTAGAGATTGATGAGGCAGAGCTTGCATCGAACCCCAAGTTCGCTGCGCTGTTGACCAAGCTAGGCGTAGTGCCCCCAGTCAAGACAAGCAAGACCACAGGCAAGCAAGCGCTAGCCCTTGCCAAGAACGATGCGCTGTTCCAAGCGCTGCTCAACGGAGAGAATGAAGATGTTGCACTGCTGTGCGAAGCCCGACTCAAGGTCAAGTCCACCTCAGAACGAACTCGCGCACAACGCTTCCTTGATATTGCTGGTCGCGGCACGCTACCTGTCCCTCTCTCCTACTACGGGGCCAGCACAGGGCGGTGGACTGCCAGCAAGGGCAGCGCCATCAACATGCAGAACCTCAAGCGCGGGTCTTTCTTACGCAAGGCAATAATGGCTCCTGACGGGTGTCAGTTGGTTGTCGGCGACTTGAGCCAGATCGAACCGCGTGTGTTGGCATGGCTGTCCGACTCACACTCACTGCTGGACATCTTCAGGTCTGGTGCTGACCCATACGCACGGTTCGGTGCAGACATGTTCGGTGTGCCGGGTATGACGAAGGACAGCCACCCCGACCTAAGACAGTCGGCCAAGTCAGCACTGCTAGGCGCTGGGTATCAGCTAGGCTGGGCATCGTTTGCAGCGCAGTTGCTTACGGGGTTCCTGGGCGCACCGCCAGTCATGTACGGCACCAAGTTCGCTAAGAACCTGGGCATAAGGTCGGAGGATGTGCTGGGCTTTATCGGTTACTCCAAGAACTTTGTGCGGATGATGGAGATACCACACACTTGTTCTGAGTACGACCTTGGCATCCATTGCATCGTGGCTAAGGTTATCATCGACCGATACCGTGCGGTGTCACAGCCCATCG